TCTTTCACTTCATTTTCTTTCACTTCATTTTCTTTCACTTCATTTCCCTCTTCATTTTCTTTCACTTCATTTCCCTCTTCATTTTCTTTCACTTCATTTCCTTCTTCATTTTCTTTCTCTTCATTTCCTTTCTCTCCATTTTCCGTTGTTTCACCTTCTTCACCTTCTTCACCCTCTTCTTCACTCTCTTCTTCAGTAGTGGTTTCTTCACCCTCTTCTTCAATATCAGTTTCACCATCAGTTTCATCATCAGCACCACCTTCAATACCAAATCTCTTCAAAGTTTGATTTTTTAAATTGAAATGTCGTTTTTTTCGATAACTTAAACTTCTACCATGTTTAACTAAATGTTTATGTTTATGACCAAGACGTTTTTTACTTTGATTCCGTTTCCCTTTAATTTTATTAATTTTACCTTTAGACAATTTCATTTTATTTATATAAAATTCCTTATTTATATTAAATATATATTATTTTATTATAAATTTAATATAATAATACCATTACATCAAAATATAAAAAATGAGTGATCAACAAATAGTAATGAATATATCAGAAGAAACAACTTTTCTTAGTGGGTTTTGTGACTTAAAATGTGATTTTTCATTTCATTATAACTCAAGTGTATGTTACGTATATCCTAATTCAGCTAATACGTCATTACAATTTACATATGAATCAAACTCAAATGGAACAAATCAAGTATTATATAATGGAATTGAATACAATGTTTCCGGAGTTTTTATATATTCGCCTTCTTTGCATTATTTTGGTGGAAATCAAGCAAATGCAGAAATTCAAATAGTACATCAAGCGGTTTTAGGAAATGGATTACCATTAGTGGTATGCATACCTATTATAACATTATTTCCTAACAAAGCAGTTCCAAATATTAATGGAACAAGTTTAGTAGAAGATATGATAAACTATGCAATACCTAGAATTAATATAATTAGACAAACTGAAAATGATTTTAATAATGAAATTTCAACAGCTAATACTGAATTAACAAATTTAAAAAATAATCGTACGATAGAATCGGGTAGTGGTATCGCAAATTTTGGTAACAAAATAAAGAATAGTTTTGATAATTTGGGTAGAAAAAGGAGAAAAGAACCTACAAAATCAGCACCACCATCCATAGAAAATCAGTTGTCAAGTTTACAAGACCAGTTACAACGAGTAAAAAATCAAGTAGACAATAATTTAAATCAACCACAGGTAACAAATGTTACAAATTATAGATTGGATTACTTAGTTCCTAGTAAGTATCCCTTTTTTTCATATACAAACACAAATGATAATGCTTATTATATTGTTTATGGAACAGATAATGCTATTTTTGTTGATAGCGATGTTATACAAAACTTACAATCATTTATATCCCCATATTACACCAATCCAACTTATAGTGATACTATAGTATCACCGAATACTACTGCGAATATTTATCCATTATTTAAAAATAATACAGGAGCAACCAGTTTATTAACTACAGATTTATCCGATGAAATTTATATTGATTGTCAACCAACCGGGAGTTCAAATGAACAAATGAATGTAACTACAGCAACAACGACAACACTCCAAAAAAGTAGCACTTTGTTTTTCATATATGTTATATTTTTTCTTTTTGTATTATTTTTAATTTATATGATATTCTCTTATATTTCGCATCCAGACAAAAAAAACTTTTCAATCGGTAATATGAAAAATCCTTTTGTATAATAATGTAACTATTTAGATGGATAAAAAAATATCATTGTATATTAAGCAACAATATACAATTATATACAATCTATATAACAATTATATACAAATTATAAAACATATGGTTCATCATTCAAAAAAACACACATATAGAACAACACGCAAAAAAAACCATATAACACACCATAATAAAACCAAAAAACACCCCTATAAACAACCCAAGAACAAACTAAAAGATGATTTTTATACAACAATAAACAAGAATTGGTTACATATGCATAAATATGTATATCATTCAAGCAAAAGAGATGATATTAATAGGTTTAGTTTATTACAAGAAAAAGTCGATAGACAAATCAATCAAATTATCAAAAAAATATGCAGATCACGGCCACACTCTTCCACACCTTTATCGAATATCAAAAAAATACATGATGCAGTTATTCATACACAACCTTTAACGGTTGAATCAAGACTCAATGAATATTTATTTCAATTAAATAATTTTATAAAAAACGGTGCTGATTATAGTAAACCAGATAACAACCACAACCACAACCACTACCACTCTAAATACGAGACCGAATATTACAATTTTTTAGCATGGATGACTCACAATCAATTCACTATGTTTATAAAATGGTACGTTGATCCAGATCTGAAAAACAGTTCAAAATATATTTCCTATATAAATAGTTATGGATTTACATATGGTCTTAAAAAATTATATGTTGGTAAAAACAATAACGATCATAAAGAAATTGCAAATTACAAAAAAATGTATATAGAAAAAATCGATGCATTGTTTCATCTTATACTGGGTGAAAATCATTGTTATAAAGCAGAAGATATTTACAATGTCGAAAAACAAATGGCAGAATATTTATATGATGATAATATGAAAATAACATTTGAAACTAGTTATCATAAAATGTCAGTAAGTGAATTAAAAGAGAAATTTCATTTTGATATGCATAAGTTTGTGGATACTTTGGTTATGAGCACCAGAAACAATGGCGTAACCAAACACACAACAAGACACGAAAAATACGTTGTCGTCAATAACGTAAAATATATGCAACATGCATTAAATGAAATGTACCATAAATGGCACACCAAAGCATGGCAAGGTTATTTTATTTATAAAATAATAACTAGCGCTATTCCATATCATAAAGGATTGTGTAAAATATACAGCATTTTCATGAACAACATAATTAACATTGGAAAACCACATAAACATAAAAGTGAGTATTTGACAGAATCGGATGACATATACGAATTCAATGATGATCATAAATTGACCACTTTATTTTATAAAACATGTAACCCTAAAAAAATAGCTTTATCCAATGTTATGGATATAATGAATATGGAAATAAACAAATTATACATGAAATACTACAGACATGATAAAGAAATTGAATTTGTGAAAAAACTAATGGAATCCATAAAAAACGTCTTTCGTAAAAGATTAGTTAGAAGCACATGGTTGTCATCGAATACCATTAAACACATACTACAAAAATTGGATAAAATAAACATAGTCATAGGAACGAAACCAAAATGGGATCCGGATCCTGATTGTGATTTTACAACCGATGATTCATACGGCAATTACCAAAAATACAAGGAATGGATAACCGCGCAAAAAATTCAAAAATATTTTAATGATGAAAAAGAAAACATATTAGAAAAATACAAGGATAAATGGAATAGAAATCATGGGTTAAACACGTATTCAGTAAATGCTTGTTTTAATTTTGATACAAACGAACTATTTATTCCAAATGCTATTTTACAACCGCCTTTTATAGACATTAACAAATCTATGACATATAATTATGCGAATGTATGTACGCTTATAGGTCATGAATTAATGCATGCGTTTGACGACCAAGGTCATAAGTATGATGAAAATGGCAACTTTGGTGGGTCAGGATGGTGGTCTCCTGAAGATACAAAGAAATACAAAGAAAAACAGGATAAATTAATACATTTTTATGAAAATGTCGCCAAAAAAGATCATATTGTTGTCAGCGCAAATATTACCATTGGAGAGAACATTGCAGATATTGGTGGATTTCTAATAGCAGAGGAAGCACTAGTAGATCATTTGGTTGAAAACAAAATATACGGAGAGAAACAAAATATTTATTTGATGGATTTTTATAAATATTATGCGCAATACTGGCAGTCGATCAAAAAACCGGAATTATATAAAAATATGAATTTATTGAATCCACATTCAATCGCAAAATATCGTGTTAATTGTGTATTAGTAACATCGGAACGGTTCAATAAAATTTATGATATAAAAAAAAATGATAAAATGTATTTGAATCACTTTGAAGAATATCATATTTGGTAACTTTACTATTAATTTTTGAATTTCATTTTTTTTAGATTTTTTATAGTGGGTGTTTTATTGGTATTGGTATTGGTATTGGTATTGGTAGTAGCACCTGATATATTACGCAAAAACCCAAAATAGTTTTGGTTTTGTGGTTGAACAATAGTATAATTGCCTTGAACTAAATAACCAAATGAATGTGCATTAGTTGAAATTCCACGTGAATAAAATGATGAAGAAGTTGCAATATTTGTCATTATAATGTATAATAATATTATAATTTGCAGTAATATATAGAGCAACGCGTATTTTAAATGCCGAGTAACATAGCAAAAAACAAGTTTAAATTACGAGCGCATTTATCTATATTCAAGATGGTGGGTTTATCATCTGCTTACTTTGCGGTAGATAAGCAAATTCCCACTTAATGTTATTTCATTTACTACCTTAATGAAACAACTATTTATTTTTATTTGTTTGTTTTTTAACTTTCTTAACAATTTCTGTTTTTATTACTTTTCTGGTAAATTCTTCTGGTCTGGTTTGATTTTCTAAATAACATTTACCAAGTAATAATATATTTTTACAAGCATTAGTATCTCTATTCACGAATATACGAGATTTCGTTTCCTCTTTTGGAGTTAGTATTTCGTGGAGCGACTTTTTGTGTTTCTTTTTTCTTATACTTACATTTTCCATTTCCTTCAAAGATTTATTGTATAACTTGCTGGTATTGAATTCATTTATTTCAACAATATCAAATCTATTCAATAGCAATTTCTTCATACTAATATTCGGTGTTGGAATACAACCTTTCATTTGAGTTGTTCTACTATAATCTCCGTGTAATATTAATAGTTTTCTTCCTTGCTTTATTTCTTCTTTGGTAAGATAGGTATTTTCAATTTCATTTAATAATTTTATCTCACTTTGTTTGGTTCTGATAAATCTGCGAAATGCTAATTTGCGAAACAAAGGTTTTTGATAAAAATCTTTTACTTCATTATTCAAAATGGTTTTATTTGTAATAAAATTATTATATTTTTCTTGGTTTAGACTTCTTGAATTATAATTAGATAATTTTGTTTCTTTTTGAATTATACCATTCTTCTTCTTTTCTTTATATATAATGGAATTACTTTGTTTGGTATAAGTTTCAAATCTTCTTCTACACGCTGTATATTTGAAAAATTTATTATTTTCATCAATCATACTAATTGGTCTTATTTTACCTGGATCTAATGAAACTAATTTGTATTTATCGGTTAAATATTCATTACATTTATTTTTGGATAAATCTTCTATTTTGGTAAATTCAAATTCATTATTTACTTCTGGTAATTTTTCACCAAATACCTTATCCTTATATTTTTTCAAAATAAATAATAAAGAACAACTAAAACCATCTGTAATAATTTGATTATAAAAAACATATTCTTTTTGCTTAAATATACAATTTTTCTCTAATTTCAGAATTTTATTCCAAATATGTTTTTGATGTTTCTTTGCGTATAATAGTAATTCACTTTTGTTATATTGAAATATACTTTGTTTCTTATCATCAATTAAATCAACAATTGATGGTGTATTCAATACAATATGTTTTGGAACAATATTATTTCTTTGCGGAATAACTTGGTATGGTCTTTTACCGAATTCTTCTATTTTCTGGTTGATAAAAAAAGAATATTTAATATATTTTTCTGGATTACATTTTACATCGTAAGCGACCGATTTATTAACTTTATTTGGAAATAAAAAAACCTTATTCTCTTTAATCCAACTATGGTATTCTTCTTTGGATTTTTCTATTTTATTATTGATTAAATCAGTTTTCAAATCACGAATTTCTTGGTTGAGTTGTTTATAAAGTTCTTTACGCTTTTCTTTATCTTTTTCTTTCTTTATTTCTAACATTTTTGGTTCTTTGAATAAACAATTTATATATTTGAATAAATGTTTTATAAAGTGTGTAGAAATGTTGGTATTTATACAAGTAATCATTTCGTTTGCGGTTTGTGTTATTATAAAAGTTTTATTTGAATAAGATGGTCTATTAGATACTAATTTAGAAAATTCTTCATTATAAAATTGTTTCATATCCGATTTACCAGAAGGATTTTTAATATTTTCTTGTTTTGTTTTTTGTCCTCGTTTTGTATCTGTATAACTAACGGTTTTTATTACATCTAACACGAATTGCTTGTTAATCTTTGGAAACGCTTGATTGTTATTAAATTTATTTAACAAATACATACGAATAAATTGATAAGATAAAATAACAATTTCATTTATATCCATAACTGCGTTTTCAATAATAGGATGTAATATATTATACTTTTTCAATACACATTTCAACGGACATTTAATAATCCGATAAATTTGTTCAGAAGGATCGGGCGGTTTTTCTTCCAGTTCCATTCTATATATTATAAAAAGAAAATATTTTAAGTTATTTTCTAAATTAATTAATTATTTATAATTTTTCCTAAATAATTAATTATTATAAATTTTGTGCTTCCATTTTTTTTGCCTTTCTTTTTTCGTATGCTCGTTTATTGTATTCTTTAATCTGTTCTGGCGTTTTAACATAATTCTTATTATATTTCTTAACCTTTTCAATGATCTTTTCTTTATTTTTTTGATAATAACTTTTTTTACTATAATTTTCAATCTTATATGAGTTCAATTCTTCTGTTAATTCATTAATTTTTTCTTGTTTTTTCTGATTGTCTTTTAATATTTCTTCTTTTTCAATAATAGATAATTCATATAATCTTTTGTATTCAATATTATTTTCCATTTGTAAATTTATTATATGATAGTAATATATTTTTAAATATTTTTCCTAAATTCTTAAATTTCTTAAAATAATTTATTTCAGATAATATCCTTTTATATGTCTTGAAGCATAACACGATGACGCATAATGACCTTCTCTACCACATTTGAAACAACAATCGCTAGATTCATCATTATTTTCATAATAATTTTTCGCACCTTTTCTATTACTTAATTTACAATATTTTTCGTGATATTCACACTTACTTTCTTCTAAAAATTCTTTATCGCAATATTCACAACACCAAACTTCTTCTTCGCTTTCTGTTTCCCAATAATCATTTTCGTCGCATTCATTCGCAAAATGACCTTTTTTTCCACATATAAAACACTTATCGTTTGTCCCATTACTCATCTGTTTCAAATGTTCTATTGTTGATTTATCTAATTCAATTGAAACAAAAGAACCGCCACGAACATTATTTATACCATATTTATCCATATATTTTCTGGTGTATTTATCTTCGTCATAATTGTCGCAATTTGGTATAATTTCTAATACTTTAATTGGTTTATACAAATTAGTCCAAGCAGAACCATTTGAATTAAAATGATTATCTAAACGAAATTTTGGATTATCAGTTTTTCCAACATAATACTTCCCTTTTTGTAATTGGAGTGTGTATATAAAAACCATTATACTAATTATAATATTTATTATGATAAATATTTAATTCAATTTAATTATAATTTCTACAATTATATAAATGACAAAACAATTTACACCAGATTTGAAATTGAAAGCAGTTAATTATTACCATAAAATAAATAATTATGTTAAAGTATGTGAAATATTTGAATGTAGTGAAAGAAGTTTGAAACGATGGGTTGAAAGATATGATAAAAATAAAAATGTAAATAGAAAAACCAGAAAATTAGGTTCTTACAAATTAGAAAAACAACATATTCAATTTATAAAAGAAACATTACGAAAACATAACGATATACAAATGAATTTTTTACACGAATTACTCAAAAGTAAGTATCCAAAATTAGATATATCCAGACAATATTTATCAGATATTATTAGAGATAATAATATTACAAGAAAAAGAGCAACTTTCAAACATTTTCCAAAAACTTATAGAGGTAATATTAGAAATGAAAAACAAGAATTGAAAGAATTTTTTGATGTAATAAATAAATTCAAATTAGAAGATATAATTTCTATTGATGAAACTTCTGTAAGCACATCACTTACTCATAATTATTGTAGAGCATTTTTGGGTGATAGATGTATAAAGAAAACAACAAATAATGATGTATTCAAAAAATATTCTTTGGTAGTAGCAATAAATAATAAAAAATGTATAGCGTCTGAATTATACCAAAATGGAACAGTAAATGCTGAAAGATTTAATGGTTTTTTGAAAGATATATGTAATAAGATAAAAGGAAAATTATTTATTTTAGACAACGGACAAATACATAAAACAGAAAATACGAAACAAATAATAGAAGAAAGTGGAAATTATTTACTATACACCGTTTCTTATCATCCAAGATTGAATAGTATAGAACAATTTTTTAATCAAATGAAACATTATATCAAATTGGATAAACCCAATACATTTACAGGATTAGATAGAAGCGTAAAAACATCAATAGAAAAAATTAAAGAAGAAAACTATGCGAATTACTTTATTTATGCTTATAATAAAGATTACTATAAAAATAAACTGAACACAAAGAAATATACAAAAAGAAGAACATTAAAGATATATAAGAACTAATAAAGACGGCATTTAAAATACGCGTTGCTCTAAATTATTCTAATGTTATCGCCATTTTCTTTCTCGATATATTAGTATTTTTATTGTATTTCAATGTTTGTTTTTGGTTTTCGTTACGTTTGTCATGTTTATGATGCTTGTAAATTCTATTCAACACTTTTTGTTTTTTTTTATTTTTATAATTTTCACAAAATGTATACATGGGAGATAATTCATAAATACCATCCAATACTTCATTATATATGTATTTTACAGCGTAATTAGTAAATAGATTGGATTGTGTGCTATCGTAGTTTATCAATGCTTTACGTAACCCTATATAACCATATAATTTTAGTTCATCTAGATGAATCGGCTCACATTTTTCCCGATATTTTTGACTAATTATACTAACTATTGAAAAACACCATTTCTCATAACATTTGTATATAAGATTCTTAACTTTGTTACGTAATTCAGGTGTTGAATCGTTATGGTTTAAAATAGTATTTATCTTTTTCCATTCAATAGTAGATAAATATAAACCGTCTAGTGGTTGTTTTTCGTGTGTTTGTGTAGATTGTGTCACTCTTGTCACTAATCTTTGATATAGATATTCTGGAGTAATAGGATTCAACGACATTTTTACAGTAGTTTTATATGAATTACAAAAACAATTGATATTACATATAAATAAAATACATACAAAAATCATCATCATAAAATTGCCATAGGATTTCATTGTTATATTTTGTGTGTTCTTGAAATAACAAAAACAAATCAATTTTTTCAATAATTTTCAAACTGGTTTTGCATATTTGTTATAATTCATTAGTTAGAAAATGTGATATTATATTATATAATATATAATATTATAATATAATAAAAAAATAACAGTATAACAATTAACAATAAAATAAAACATTATATAACATGGAAGACATATCGTGGAAATTAATAGATATTTATTTTAAAGATAATCCTAGTAATTTGGTCCAGCATCATTTAGAATCGTACAATCATTTTTTTCAGTATGGTATTAAAAATATCATTCGAGAGAATAACCCAATAAGATTTATAGAGCGCGAGAGTTCAACTTCATCCGCATCCGATAGCGAAAATAGAAACGAAATTTTATTATATTTAGGTGGTAAGACTGGAAACAAAATATATTTTGGAAAACCGATTATATATGATGATAATAACGTTCATTTCATGTATCCAAATGATGCCAGATTAAGAAATATGACATATGGAATAACAATACATTATGATGTCGATGTTGATGTGATATCTTATGAACAATCCATAAACACACAGACCAAAACAGAAATCATGGAAAAAAAAACGACGTCTATTACTCTAGAAAAGATATATTTGGGTAAATTTCCCATTATGCTTCAATCTGATTTATGCATTTTGAAATCGCTCTCTCCAGAAGTGCGTTTTAATATGGGTGAATGTCGCAATGATTTTGGTGGTTATTTTATAATTGATGGCAAAGAGAAAGTAATTATTCCGCAGGAAAAATTCGCGGATAATATGATTTATATAAGGAAAAACAAAGCAGATGATTTATATAGTCATTCCGCAGAAATAAGAACCGTCTCTGAAGATGCGTCAAAACCTATCAGAACGATGGCGGTCAAAATAGTAGCACCAACATCTGTTCTCTCCAACAATCAAATTGTGGTATTGGTTCCAAACGTAAGAAAACCTGTACCACTTTTTATATTGATGCGTGCATTGGGTATTGTTTCCGATAAAGATATAATAGAAACCTGTTTATTGGATATGAAAAAATATGAATCTTACATTGATTTGTTTATTCCATCGATACATGATGCTGGAAAAATATTCAATCAACAAACAGCTTTAGAATACATAGCTACATTCACAAAGAGAAGATCAATAAATGGTGTGTTAGAGATCCTCATTAATTATTTTTTACCGAATGTTGGAGAGACGAATTTCCTAGACAAAGCTTATTTTTTGGGTAATATGGTTAAACGACTACTCGCTGTTTATAGTAAAGAAGATAAACCAACAGATAGGGATAATTTTCAATTTAAACGCGTTGAAACTACTGGTGTCTTATTATATGATTTATTCCGTGAGTTTTTCTTAATACAAAAGAGAGCAATTAGTTTAGCAATAGATAGTGAATATTATTATCATTCTGGCAAATACCGTGATAATTTCATGGGTTTAATAGAGTTGAATTATCGTGAATTTTTCAAAGATAGAAGTGTAGAGTCTGGATTTAAAAGGGCATTTAAAGGAAATTGGGGATCATTGGAATATACCAAAAAAGTAGGTATTGTACAAGATTTAAATCGATTAAGTTGGTATACTTTTATTTCTAGTTTGAGAAAATTGAATTTACCTCTAGATTCCAGTGCAAAAGTAGTAGGACCGCGTCTATTGAATACATCGCAATGGGGATTTATTGATCCAGTGGATACACCGGATGGTGGAAATATTGGGTTACATAAACATTTGGCTTTATCGACTTATATATCAATAGGATATTCTTCCATTCCATTGATTAAATGGTTACGTTCGAACATTGCTATTAAATTATTACAAGAATCCACTATTCAATATTTGGCGGATAATACAAAATTGTTTGTCAATGGTAGTTGGATAGGTGTTGTTGAAGATCCAATAGAAGTGGTAAAATTATTAAAATTATATAGACGAAATGGTATTATTCCCACATTTACAAGTATTCGATTTGAATATTCAAAAAATGAGATTTATATTTTTACCGATTCAGGGCGATTGACAAGACCCATTTATTATATAGATGAGGATGAAAAGCATGACAAAAAGGCAAGTTATAAAAGAGAACATATTGTGAAGTTGTTGAATGAAGAAAAGGTAACCTGGAATAAAATTGTAGCGGGGTTTGGAGAGAAAAAGGGCTCGGATTTTTATTTTAAGAACAATAAAATATATAATTTAAATGAGTTGTATGATGTTGGTGCTGATACAACAACCCAGGATAAAACAACAAATGGAATGCTATACAAAAATCAGTCTTTAATAGACTACGTTGATACATCCGAAGAAGAGACCATGTTAATTGCTACAAAGGAAGAACAACTTACCGCGAACTCCTATTATACAAACATAGAAATTGATTCGTCGTTGATATTGGGTGTAATGGGTAATCTAATTATTTATCCAGAAAACAATCCATATCCGAGAGATGCTTTTTCATGTGGTCAAAGCAAACAAGCTGTTTCGGTTTATCATTCCAATTATCAAATGCGAATTGATAAAATGGGTGTAGTATTAAATTATGGTCAAGTTCCATTGGTAAAATCCCGATATTTGGAATATATTAATAATGAATCACAACCGTATGGTGTAAATGCTATTGTTGCTATTATGTCTTATACAGGTTATAATGTAGAGGATGCAATATTAATAAACGAAGGAGCAATTAAACGTGGGCTTTTTAATACTACCTATTATTCCATGTATGAGGCGAGTGAGGAAAGTACCAAAGTATCCGGATCCATGGTAAATTCTTATTTTACTGAGATTGCAAATAAAAATGTAATAGGTATTAAACCTGGATATGATTATAGTTATTTGGATAAAACTGGATTGGTGAAGGAAAATACACCTATTAATGATAAAATCGTATTGATTGGAAAAGTAATTGCTGGAAATGGTATCGCGACGACACAAACACAAAACCCGGGCCAAAAATACAATTATGGAGACGGCGAAGAAGAAATTCAAATTCAAGCACAATATCAGGATTCTTCTGTAACAACAAAGAAGGGACAATTAGGTTTTGTAGATAAGTCGTTTATTACAGAAGGAGAAGAAGGGTTTCGATTGGCAAAGATTCGTATTCGTGAGGAGAGAATACCAGCAATAGGTGACAAAATGGCGAGTCGTAGTGGGCAAAAAGGCACGATAGGTCTCATTATTCCAGAAGAAGACATGCCTTTTACTGCTGACGGTATTCGACCAGATTTAATTATTAATCCACACGCTATTCCAAGTCGTATGACAATTGGACAATTAATTGAGAGTTTGTTAGGGAAAGGGTGTGCTCTTTATGGTGGATATGGAGATTGCACTGCGTTTAAGACAAAAGGTCCAAATACAAAACTGTATGGATCCATGTTAGTCAATGCGGGTTATCATTCTAGTGGAAATCAATTATTATATAATGGAATGACAGGGGAACAATTACAAGCGGATATTTATATTGGACCTACCTATTATATGCGTTTAAAACACATGGTAAAAGACAAAATCAATTATCGCGCACGTGGTCCAAGGACGCTTTTGACTCGACAAACCGTACAAGGAAGAGCAAATGATGGTGGGTTACGTATAGGTGAAATGGAACGTGATGGTGTTATTGCACATGGAGCATCTCACTTTTTACAAGAATCATTTTTGGTAAGAGGTGATGAATATTTTATGGCTGTTTGTAATAAAACGGGAGCAGTATCAATATATAACAAAAATAAAAATTTGTTTTTGAGTCCATTTGCAGATGGCCCAATTCATTTTTATAATACAGTGGATGGAAAAATGAATATATCCAATGTTAGTAAATTTGGGCGTTCATTTAGTATTTTGAGAATACCTTATGCATTAAAATTATTAATACAAGAGTTACAAACCATGAATATTCAAATGAGAATAATTACAGATGATAACGTTGATCAATTGATGTCAATGTCTTATTCTAAAAATATAATGGAATTAACCAAAAATGTAGATGTATTAAAAGATTTAATACATGGTGACGCCGACAAAACCGAGAAAGAAACCGAGAAAGAAACGGAGAAAGAAACCGAGAAAGAAACCGAGAAACTGAATGATTTTATTAAAAATTATATTAATTATATGAATACGAAAATTAGGAATAATGAAAACAAACTTTATAACAAAGAGCAAGCGGAATTGAAAAATCTGAACGAAGAAGAGTCGAGTTCGTTTGAAGTTGTTTATCCTGAAACTTCGGAGACGGAGTCATTAGAGTCTAATGATGAAACTCAAGAAATAGCAGGTCCAACAACTCCAGATGAGGCACCTCCTAGTAATATAGGTCCAACCACACCTTCTGATTCGCCACCGCCAACAACAACAACAACAACAACAAATGAACCTGAAATAGATTTTGGAACAAAAGAATACAATGATTTTTATCAATCATTACCAATGAAGAGTAAAAAAATGATTATGGATTTGCCACCAAAAGATAGATTATTTATATTGAAAAAGACAAAGTTGTTGAAGGAGCGAAAAATGATGGAAGAAGCTCAACAACAAGAAGAACAGCAATCACAAAACCCCGAACCAGAGAAAAAGAATATGTTGGAGTACAGTGAAGAGAAACCAGAAGAAAGTGGTACTGAATCATCCGATGAAAATGTAAATGTGGAAATAAAAGTAGATAGCAATAACGATACATCATCATCAACAACATTAAACACTGGTGTAAAAAAAATAGTGTTTTAATTTTACACCTTTTTTCATTTCAAACGCCGATTTTCACGACATAAAAAAATAAAAAGGGAATAAAAATTTGATTAGTATCCGTCGTGAAACGGATATGATGTTTTAAGAATTTATATCCCTACAAAATATATCTGGTCTTTTCCCTATTGTAAATATGGAATGGACTATTTCTAACATATTTTGGACGGCATTCTTATCTCTGTTATGGATTATTTCACACTTTGGTTTAACCGATTGACATCGTAATAATCCGTGACAGGTTTCTATTCCCCCTTTCTTTTTAGGTTTTTTGCTTGGTCTTTCCTTGAATGCTTCTAATTCATTATGACAACAGTTACATAACATTGATGTTTTGTATTCATTTACTAAAAATGTTTTGTATCCAGCGTTTTTGAATATTCTTCTAAACTTCTTACAAATTACTGGTTCTACTCCTTTCATATGGTAACTTCCTTTATCATAATCACCCATTACATAAACAGTATTTTCTGGGCTACCAAATTTCTTAGAAAAATTTTGTATCATTTTTCTTTCGCTTTTCTGAGAATTTGTAAATGTATTCAATTTGAATTTTTTATAGAATTCTTGTTGGTAATGATTAAATAATTTGGAATTTACTTTGTTTTTCTCAATACAATATTCTTTGAACTTTTCATAATTAGTTGTTTTACTATTATATTCCTTCAATTCAGTTTCTATTTCTTTGATAGTTTTTTCTTCTATTACAGTTTCTTTGCTTACTTTATCTCTAATTTTACAATACTTTTTCATTCGTGTTTCTAATCTTCGTTGATTTTGAGTATAACGGAATGTTTGTAAAATTCCATTTTCATCTTTTGAACCACAATAGATAAGGTCGCTCATATTAGGGTCAATACAAACCACTTTCATATTTCTTAACCCATCTGTAATTTCAGTTTTTTCAATGTAATCAGTATTTACTTCTTCGCAACATTTTTTATTTTCTATGGTTTTTGGAAGCGGGTTTCCATTCGCACCTAATCTTATGAATAAAGCACAACAAGAAACCCCATCAGTTCGTATCATAAATGAAAAGGCATATTTTTTCCCCTTTTTAAATGTTCGTTTGTTTAACTTAAAAAATCTGTTCCATAATTCAAAATATTTATTTTCTTTTTTATATGTTTGTAATATGGGGTAACTTGCTTCATTACCTAAAAAGTTTTGAATTATTCCACAAGTATCAATACAAATATTCTTTCCTACAATATTCGTTCTTAATGGTAATACATTAAATAATCGTATTTGTTTTTTCTTAATGTCATTCATTTCATTATTTCTTAATATTTCATCATTTTGTAATTCAAATTGTCTGGAAAGATAAAACATAGAAACTAGATAATCTTGTGTATTAGATTTCAAATCATAATAAATATTATCATTATCAAACTTACTTTTATTAGGATATAACAATATTCGTTGTTCTCTAATCCATGAATGGTATTTTTCTGCTGATTTTGGTTCATCAAATGAAATTAAATCCTTTTTTACCTTGTTAAATTCATCGTGTAATTGCTTATGAAGTTCTTTTCTAACTACTTTATCTTTATTGTTCTTGGTAATTTCTGCGGATTTTTCTTTTACTTGAAAAGTGAGATTGACATATTTATTAAGGTGGTCTATAAAGTGTTCTTGAATATTATTATTTATGTTAGTAACCATATCAATAGCTTCATATGCTAAAATATAAGGTAACTTGTCATAATAGATAAAATCATTATCAACTAATGTAGAAGAGTAATAATTATTATAAAAATTGTATAATAATCGTAACTTATCAGGCATATTTTTATCAGTATATCCACCAGAATTACATTTTCTTATAGTAACAATCTTGAATACATCGCATATAAAATCCTTATCAATTGAAGGAAATGGAATATGATTATCATAGCAAAAAACACAATAAAGTTTAATAAATTGATAAGCCCGAATAACAATTTTATTAGTTCTATTTACCAAATCGTATATGATAGGTAAAATAGTTTTATCCTTAATAACATTATTTATGTTGTCCTTATTTGTTTTCATAAAATCAAAGTTATCTTCCTCTTTTTTCTTCTCCTTAACTTTTTTAGGTTTTTTCATTCCTATATACTATAAAAAGAAAATAATTTTAAATAGTTTTTTCAAATAGTTAATTATTCCTAAAAATAAATAATTATTTCAAATTGCCTAAATATTTTCTTCTTTGTTATTTTCTATTTTCATAAGTTTTTCTTTTCGTTTTATATAAGCATTTCTTCTATATTCTTTAAGTTTTTCTGGATTTTCATCAGCTAATTTCTTTAATCCTTGTTTTGCTTTTGCTTTTATTATTTCTTTATTTTTTTCATAATAGTTCTTACGACTATCATTATAATTTTGTAAAAGTTGTTTTAATTTATCATTTTCGTTAAGTATATTTTGTTTTTCTTCCTCTACTTGTTTTATTTTATGTAAGAGTTCTTCAATATTCATTGTCACCTATTACAATATGAAGGTATATTTTTAAATAATTTTAACTATATAAAAATCGGCGTTTGAAATGAAAAAAGGTGTATAACAAGATGTAAATAAATAATAACATTGTAAAATATTATTATTTATTATTATGAGGTCAGTTTGTTTTGGTCTTAATGAGATTCGAACTCATGATACAGCATTCAAAGTGCCGTGTGCTAACCGCTACACTATAAGACCAGAATAGAGTAATGTATATTACTGAATGTATTACGCAAATATTCTTTATATTATTTTACATAAAAAATATAAAAAACACATACACTTACAATTTTTATTTTAAAATTGAATTAAAAAGAATTGATTGTAATATATATAAATACCAACAATAATACATATCAACATCAACATCAAAATAAAATGGCTACACAAAATACGACAGCTGGTATAATTACATTAATATATAAATCTAGAAAAAATGTATTGGATTTACTAGGAAGACAAGGTTATAATGTAAGTGATTATAGCAATTTTACAGTTACAGAAGTGAATGCAATGTATCAAAATAAACAGTTGGATATGTTGTTAGAAAAAACAACAGAAGATCCAAAAACAAAACGCAAAAACAAAATATACATACGATATTATTTAGCAAAAAATTTGCGACCACAAAACATTCAAGAAATGATAGATGATTTATTTCAATTGGAAGAAGTTTTAACAAAGGATGATACATTGTTGATTATAAGTAAAGATGAAATGAACGATACGTTGACTAATTTGATGAAACATATTTGGGAAACCGATAAGTTGTTTATTATTATACAAAACATAAAACGTTTGCAATATGTTATTTTAGATAATATTTTAGTTCCAAAACATAGAATTATGGAGGAAACTGAAGCGATGAAAATAAAAGAAAAATATAATTGTTCTGATGCAGATTTACCAGAAATATCAAGATTTGATCCAGTTGCACAAGCAATATGTATTCGTCCAGGTCAAATTTGTGAAATAATTCGTCCTAGTAAGACGGCAATAACAGCATATTATTATAGAATATGTGTTTGAAAAAGTGTCAAAACTTCAAAACCCCAACCCAAACAAACACAAAACCAAATAAACATAGTGTAATCTATTAGTAAAATAAAATAAAAATATATTATAAGATAGTAGATAATACGATACATAACAAAGAAATATGGCTTTAATGAATAATACAAATGATATGAATGGTCTAGAAATAAACAATTTATTAACATCTTTTAATGAATTTGATCCTAAAAAAAATGAAATTCGATTGATAGAGAAGGAGATGAAAGATAAAATTAAACTAAAATCAAATAAATATAAGGAATACAATGATGTTTTGGATGTACTAGCAATCGAATTTAATGAAAATTTAATAAATTTGGAATGGTATTTTATTGCACATTCAAAATTCCCCGATTTCCCAGAATATTCTAGTAATTATTATAGAATAAAAAACAGATTGGACAGTATTTTAAATGAAATGAAATTACTGAGTGTTGATATTCAAAAAAATATCGATTATTTAAATGAAATATCTAGAATATTAAATATAGAATTGGATATTTATCGAAAAGAAAATAAACGATTGGAAAAAAGAGTTGAAAATGTGGAATCTGTGGATACTACATCACAAGAATTAATAGATGATTATACAAATTTATATAATAATCAAAGATCATTCAATATAGGCATGGTTTTTACATTTGTAGTAGCATTTTTTATTATGAGAAAAATATTTTCAGGAAAGTCTAATGGTGTATCAACATCACAACCATCATCATCATCATCATCATCATCGTAACCGTCTCATATAGTTGTAATGATAAAAAATACATGATATTTTAGAATATATGTATTTATTTTATTTTATTTTACAATAATAAAATGAACCTAACATATCTAAATATCATGTATTTTTTATATTATCAAAAATTTAGATTTTTATATAATGATTTGCAAGTAAAAAAACCAAAAAAAACACCATATTTATCTCATTTATATTCTCATTTATATTCTCATTTATATCCTCATTTATATCCTCATCCATATAATTTGAAACTACCAACTCCATCTTATTACAATAATATTATTGTAAAAACAAATGTAAATACCTATGTAAATAAATATATAAAAAATAAATTATAATAAACAATCGCAATAATTTAATATATTAATAATATAATATATTAAAAATGAATATTAATAGTGTGAATGCCGAAATAAATTCAAATGTATTAGATTTAGAAACGTTACAACAACAATTTAATACGACATTACAAAATTATAATAGTACATATACAAATTATTTAAATTCATTACCCACATTTACAGATCCATCAGGTTTAGTTAAAGCTTATGATGCAAGTAATGTTGAATATTTTTTTCTTCAAGGAAGAATGATTCTAGAAACAAGTGGTCAGTTAATTTCAATAACTGATTTATCCAATTCGGATATTTCTGGGTGTCAAGCTGTATGTCAATCTTTATCAAATTGTACCGGTGCTACATTTGATTCACGTAATGGAAAATGTATGACTTATTCAGGTGATTATACATTGTCAAATGGTGGTCCAAATTCAAATTCATATACAGCTATAGTTCCAATGTCAACACAACTATTAATGCAATTGAAAGGTTATAATGCACAATTAACAAATTTAAACAATCAAATTTTATCGACACTTAAGAACACGCAACCAGTTTTAGATGAAGAAATTAGATTAAACAATATAGCACAATCACAAACAGCAGGATTTAACGAAACATTATCAGTGGAAGAAATAGCAGGAGCCAGTATATTAGCTCAAAAATTTTTAGATGAAGAAATTAGTTTAAACAACATAGCACAATTAAAGGCTATAGGTTTTAAAGAAAAATTATTAGCAGAAGAAATAGTGATAGCCAAGCTATTAGAAGAACAAAATGAATATATACAAGATAAAAGTGACACATATAAAGTGGTAAATAGCTATTATACACAGTATAAAATATCCATTTTTATTATTTTCATATTAATTGTATTATCATTGGTTATATTTTCAGGTGTAAAACCCAAAATGTTTATCATTACGGTAATACTAAGTATGTTTTTTATATGTAAATTTAATATTTTGTACATAATTTTGGTGGTAGTTTTATTTAAATTATACAAATTAAATGTAAAAAATAGAGTGATAAAAATGCCTTTTCCTACTAAAACTCCAAATTCAAATTAAATAAATAAAACATTCTTTTATGGAAAATTTTAGTATATGATTATATTAGTACAACTATATAATCATATATTTCATATGTTTGAAAATTATGCCAATATTTATAATGATTCTAATAAATACGCAAACTATGGAATATCACAACAAGAAAAGAAATATTTAAAAAAAGTCAAGAAACAAAACACGCAGAATAAATATGGAATGTCAGGTTTTAGCAATAGCACTATTAATAATAATATTGGTGGGTTGATTTCAAATTCAAACATAGAAGCATTTGGATCAATGAATCAAACACAATTTTTACAAAGTCCACAAAATCAAACCATGGAAAGTCCACAGACTTTATCAGGAATGAACCTTGGTTCACCTCCACCTAATCCATATCCAGCGAATCCATCGAATACCCAGAATGTGACTATACAACAAATAAATAGTCAAATACAAGCATTGAATAATCAAAATAAATTGCAGGAATATAATCCAAAAAATCCATCAAACAATTTAACTACCTATACAAAACAATCGGAAGCGGTTTTATCACAAAATCAATTAACAGATGCAGATATAGCAAATCTAATAAGTTTGATGTCCGAATATAACCAATTAATACAACAATACAATCAAGCACAAACCAGCATTATGAATAATGCTGATAATCAGGTATTGAGCATGAACTCAAGTACCAATCCATATTTGGGACAGAATTTAGAAATTTCTGGTGGTCAAGTTTATTATATTACTAACGCTGGTATTGCTCAACCGTATGAATATTCACCTTTACAATATCAAAATGAACCGGAGTTTTCTACTTTATCATTGAATACAAATACACCAACCAATGTAAACACTACCAGTGCTATAAATGCAACTGTTTATGATAGTGCGGGTACCTACTATATTAATACAACTCCTGCTATGCAAATAGGTAACATTAAATATCAATGGTATTCGTCTGGCAATGAAGGTACAAATATTTATGCAAATAATTCACAAGCCTTATCATTTACAGATTCTTCTTATGTTGGTTGTTATAATACAACGATATCATCAACTCAGCAACAACCATTAATGTCTTTAGCACCAGGGTCACAAAGTAATAATTATACTTTTCAAACATGTCAACAAGTAGCATATGATAGTGGTTCCTCCTATTTTAGTTTTAATGTATCAAACCCTACTAGTCAAACGGGTGCTTGTTATATATCTAATTCTCAGGCTAATATCAATACTATGACTAGGCAATGTCCTGCAGTAAATTATACTTTTAAAAAATTATGGAGTAGTAATATTACACCAGTTAGTGGAAGTGATATGTCGGGTAATTATATGAGCTTAGATCCTGCAGGAAATGTAGTAATATATAATAGCTCTAATATGGCAATATGGACATCCGATACTAGCAATAATGCTTTATCAGTAAGTAATTATGTAGGTTGTTATCAAAGTAGTGTTACAGAATTACAACAAACTCAAGGATGTATAGAAAATATTAATTTCGGTGGCGATATGAATGTCTGTCTTAAGTATGGACCGGTAAATGTATCAACACCACTACACGCGATGGAAAATGTAACTAGTGTTAATACATGGGAAACCTGTTACCAATATGCATATAATAATGGTTATTCTTATTTTGGTGTAAATAATTTCAATCCAGCAAATGGTACAAGTAATTGTTTAGTATCTAATTCTTTATCTATTAACGGTAGTCCAGTTGGTGGTGCTTCAAATAGTTGTTCATTAGAGGACCAGTTATATTACGGAGGTAACGGGTCAAATGCTGTATATTCAGTATCAGGAGAACCCTTGAATGCTTTTTTAACAATTCAAGACAATGGTATGGTTACCGCATTTACAGGAAATTCCTTATATGATCAACAAAATATTACATGGCAATTAGATATGAGTGGTCAGACACAAATGACAAATTGTTTTATATCTAGTAATACAACTTATCCCGGGTATATGCAAACAGGACAATGGTTTTATGAAGGTAGTGTATTGAGTTCGCGTAGTGGAAACATATGGTTGACAATGCAAGGAGGCAATCTAGTATTATATACATCCACAAATACACCAAAATGTTATGGAATGACTACGTCAAACAATAAAATGTATTATGCTGGTGATATTTCAATGAATGCATTGTACCAAATGAACAACACAGGAAATCCAAATTATTTAGGTAATATTGGATATGTAGATCAAAATTCGGTTTTATATCCATATCCACAGAATCTAGTGGGTCAGGGAAACACATTTACATATATGGGTAATTATGATTCTAGTGGTTCAACCATAACAGATCCATCCAATGGATCCATTTTTTGGACAGGTTTAGATTTATCAGGTGCAATGCAACAATGTGTTAATTTATCATGTAATGCATTTGTTATGTTGAATACAAATAGTGGAAATACAGTTTTTAAATTTATGCAAACCGCATTTGCTACTCCTACCTATTCACAAACAGAGTCGAATTATTTACCTCGATTTCCAAATCCAAATGCCAAACTATATCTTCGTAATCCTACAGTAAATAATTCACCTTATTGTAATAAATCTATAACAGGTATTAACAGCAGTTTATACGGTAATTATCAAACAACAGACACTCCAATGAATTCATCTATGCAATGCGTTAATATAACAACAACAGATTCAACATTGAACAACTTGGCTAAGATAATAAATGCGAAATCATCACAACTTACTAACGTGCAAAACAATTTAATGAATAAAACTATGACAGTAAATCAGCAAGAACAATTAAACGAAATTATATTGGGACGTCAATTCAAAGAAATTGACACTGTACAATCAGTACAAAAAAAAATGAAACAAAATGCTGTTAGTGCTCAAAATATTAAAAACGATTCCAATATCGTAGTGTTACGAGAGAATCAAAGCTATACATTATGGAGTGTTTTAGCAATTAGTATAGTACTGATATCGATTCATGTTATACGTTAATTTTTTCTCCGCATTGTTTTCATTACCAAAACTAGTATACAACCAACAACCAACTACCAACTACCAACAACCAACTACCAACAACCAACTACCAACAAATAATGATATTTTATAAAATAAAATATCATAAATAATTAATATTTGCATAATATATCATAATATTATAAAATATAAGAAATTATCTGTATTTATATCATAAATAAATATATAAATAAGTACATATGTCAACAACAACACAATTATTAAATAATGCAAATATGAATAGTTTGATTGATGGTGATTCATCTACCACTACAAACATCAATAATTTACAAACTATAGAAACACAATTGCAACAAAATTTAGAAATGGGTTTAGCACAAGGTAACCTTACAGAAAGTGAAATAAATACAACAATAGATCAAATTAATTCAATTGCTTCTATGAGAATGAATTTATTTAATTCATTAGGTAGTTATAATCAATTTTATCAAACAAATTTGAAAATGGCGAATGATACATTGTATCAACAAACGCAAGTATTAGATATTTTAGAAAGTAAATTAAATGATAATAGAAAAAAAATAATAGCATTAGCTGAAAAGAAAAATAACAATATTCGTTTAGCAGAAATTAATAGTTATTACAGTGAAAAATACAAAGCACAAGCTCGATTTATGAAAATTGTAATAATATTAATATTACCAGTATTAATAAGCGCAATATTAGTTAAACGAAATTTAATCCCTTATAAAGTTTTTAAATATATCTCTGTGATTATAGGAGTGATATCATTTTTCTTTTTAGTGAATCAATTATATTTCTTTTCAACACGAAATAATATGGTATTTCAAGAATCCACTATGCAATTTAACACTAACAATATAGCTACAACACCATTTGGTGATTCAAGTGGAAATGATGTTAGTGGAAATGATCCATGGTTTATAACTTATAATAACTCATCATCATCATCTAGTAGTTCTAGTTCTAATGTATGTCAAGGGTCAAATTGCTGTTCGACTGGTATGTCATATAATGCTGGTTTGAATCAATGTGTTGAAACAGAATCATTTCAAACGTTAAGTCCTGCGACAACTCCTTCACTAAATTCTTTGTCATCGTCATCATCATCATCATCAAAACCGTCACCTGTATTAGGCGATATTAATAAAACTGATAATCCTTTAACAAGTAAAGATTTGGATTATAATACATATAAAAAAACTACGAATAAAAATTTAAAAGATACATCTAGTTGGGATAATATAATGACAACATTTGATCAATTAATATCTAATAAAAAAGCGGATTATACAATGGGAATGAATTCACTTTCGAGTTATAATTCATAATTTTATTGTATTACATATAGATACACCTGGACAATACAAAACTTTTATTATGTAGAAATATAATAATATAAATTATTATATTTTATTATATATAGTATATCAATATATATAGTATATCAATATATAGTATATCAATATATAGTAAATAAATTATGAGTTCATCAAGTAATTCTAACATTTTAAGTGATTTTCAGAATAATATGAATAATCCAGAATATGTACAAGGATTAACAAATGGAACTATTAGTCCTGATTCATACTCATCAGCTGCAAGTGTACAAAATTGGATGGTAACAAAATTTAATAATTTGGTAACAGCACAAACAAATGCTGCAATTTGTGACGCATCATGTCAATACGATGCTTCACTTAATGCATTATATAAAGCGATGGAAAATGCAAGATTAAATGAAATAAAAGCACCATATGAATATGAACAAGCAGAAGAAGCATATTATGCTTTTTTAGGACAATCTATGCCGAACAATTTTCAAGAACAAAAATATAGAGAAAAATACAATGTTCTTATGGAACAATATAGAATACAATTAGAAGAGATATTTCATAAAGATAAAAAATTAAATGATAATTATCATACAATGTATATAAATACAAATAATAGTTATGAGTTGTATTTAGATATCTTGAATACAAATGAAAAATTAAGAAAACAATTTAATACAACGGCTTCCAATATATTTACAAATGATCGTAAAACGATGTATGAAAATCAAGGATTAAAAACAATTCAATTTCATGGTAAAATTTTGTATATTATTCATATTTTATTAGTTATTTTTTTTATTTTTGCGATTTTTTACTTTAAAACAACATTAACTATTTATAATAAAATATTTTTTATTTTCATAATAATATTGCAACCAACTATTCATCGTATAGTTATGTTTATTGTACACAAAACATATAATAGTGTTAAACAACTGTTACCAAAAAATGTATATTTGACGTTGTAATAGAAATTTTAACTACCTATTGAGCGTTTTATTTATTGTGTTTCTTTGTTTTGTTGTTGGTGTTGTTGGTGTTGTTGTTGGTTTTGGTTTTGTTTTTGATTTTATCTAGAAATTTTGTTTGTGTTTTATGATGATGAGTTTTTGTTGGGTGTGGTGTAATAGTAAAATATGTCCATGGTTGTGATGGTCTATCTTTCAAGTAAGGACAATAATTATCATATTGTATATGTTTATTACAAAAATCTTTTTTTACAAATGGTATTCCACATGAATTTCCAAAACGACCAAAAAATCCCATACGTTCAGCATGTTTTGAATCCGTAACACAACCATCAACTGCGCCATGAGGATCAAACGGTTTTGCACCTTCAGTTTGGGACATGTATTCTCTCGCATCCATATAATAATGAGCACATACCGTTCTGGACGATGGATTGTTTTTTTTATGTAAATAAACATCGTAATGATCAGATATGATTTTTTTTGCAACCTCGATATTTATTTTACCCTTGTTTTCATCCATTAATTCAGTCAATCGAACTCGTCTTGCACCTTGATGTCGTCGTATATCATAAAATCCATCATTTTTGCATTCTTTTATGCGAATGTTGGGATCATATGCAGCATTAAAACCAATATAATATCCGTTTTTTGTTCTCTCTACATTGTGAAAATTCAAACCTAATTCAAGGCGCATTATTTCATTGGTATGAATATTTCCGAACAACCATGAGTTCGCATAATCACCAGAATTTCCTTGTAATAATATTTTTACGTAATCATCTAATGAGTTACCATATTGCATAGCTTTTCTGATTCTACAACCAATCGATAGCATATTTTTATATTTATTAAACCCACCGATAGTCGTTTCTGTACCAACAATTCCTTTTGATGTAATAAAAAAATCGGTTCCACTCCATATAAAACAAGGAGCTGTTTGCATTAAAATACGATGACCTTTATTTGGGTGAATATCCAAAACAACATTCAAATATTGTCCGTCAATAAAACCGGTGAAACTATTATGTGCGACTACAATTTTCCCGTCTTCAGTATAATCGCCACATGCTATAAAAGCACTGCATTTTTCCTTTACATTTTCTGATATGTTGGGTTTGGTGTTTGTTGACTGGTTTTTTTTGCGGGATGAATACCAAGAATACCAGTAGGGTATAGAATAATAATAATTCCACGCGATAATTTCATCTATGCTCGTTTTTGTCCCAGCGTCATTAACACCATTTGCAATCCCTTTCATTTCTTCATAAAATTCTGGGAAATGTTTTTTGGTTTTCTCTTTTATTGATTTATTTACATGTACGATGAACCATTCCCAAGTTTCTGCATAGGTTTGAAACATGTTGTATTGCAACATTTTTTGAATTTCTTTAAACTCAACCGCGCACATATACCCATATGCATAACCGCGATCTTTTGGTGATCCATAAATCGATATATATTTCCATCCATTCATATTATAAGATGCGCCATTCTTCATGACTTTTAAAAATTATATTATATTTTCTGTTATAATATAATTATATTATATTTGTGTGTGGATGATTTATTGTATATGATATCCAATGGTAAATAGAAAAAAATATAATTCTTACCTTGGTATATACAACAAATTCTTCGTATGCTTTAATATCGAGAACGCATAAAACCACCTAAAACTATAATAATGATTAGTATTACATGTTAATCTTCAGTTTCAATTTCATTATTACCTGGATCTTGAGTTAATATATCAGCATCTGGATATAAAATTCGAACACCATGCCATCCTGTACTTTTACATTTTCCAAATTTCTTGTCCATATATTCATATAGTTCAATACCTTTTGGCATTTTACGGTAACCTTGTGATTCCTTAAACCAACTAGTAAATTCTTGTGTTATTTCCTTCTTCTTAACTCTATCATTTGGATCACCGGTAAAGACAACCATCTCACTAACAAATCCAGAAATATGATCTTGACCTTGACGATATTTATCTGCGGATGCCATAACGATAGGACAATCTTTAACTATACCTTGGGTTTCTAATGCTTTTTTTACTAACATACTTGCAAATAATGGTGCCCAATTAGGTATTTTATCCTTCAAATTTTTATCTTTTGGAAAAACATATCTTGGGTCATGATCGACAATGTCATTTTCACCCTTGAATTTTGACATGAAATCACAAATACGAATTCTTCTCCATGTTCCATCATCATTACTATTAATTTCAAACAAATAATTTGCACATACTACTAAATTAAATTGTGGAATAAAAGTTTCTGTT